TTCCTAATATCTCACCAACTAACTGAATTACATCAAGTATATTTATAATACCATCTTGACTTATGTCAGCAGTTAATGATTCTTCCTCTGTTGGTGTTGTTCCTAATATAAAGTTTATTAATAAAATAACATCTGTTATATCTAATGAACCATCAAAGTTTACATCACCATATAAATCTACTTCAAAGTCTTCTTCAGGTTCACCTATGTAATTAAAGAACCAATCCAATCTACTATGTATTTTTGAGTACACGCCCGGGTACTGAGCTTCCGCTCAACCATATCCCCAACTAACTATTCCAATTAACTCATACTCTCCATCATCGTTTGTCATAATAAGTGGACCACCACTATCTCCTTGACAACTATCTTCTCCACCATTTCCATCACCAGCGCATATCATATTATTTGTTATGTCTGAATTAGAATAACTACCACAAGAATCGTCAATTGGTACATCAACTTCTAACAATACAGATGAACTACTACCACCACTTGATGTAGCACCCCAACCCATTGTTGTAGACATTACAGGTTCTTCATCGTGTGCTGTATCAGTACATAATTTTATTGGTTCAAAATCTGTAATAGGTGATGATAATCTCAATAGTGCATAATCATTATTTAATGAATTACCACTATATTGTGGATGTATGATAATTTGGTCAACATCTCGTGTCTGTGAACCATTAGTTCCGTTTACATTATGTAATCCTATAACCACTTCAATACTACTTGGTGAAGTACCTTGAACACAATGTGCTGCTGTCACAACCCAATCCTCTCTGACTAATGAACCACCACAAAAATGTCCACCAAACCAACCGTCTGTTTGTAATGAAACCATAAAATCATATTTACAATTAGGACACGCTGGGTTAACTGGATAACCACCAACAATCATTGGTTGAGGTAATTCACCCGGCATCATCGTGTGTTGTTCCATTGACATCGTTTCGTGATATGGTGGATTCACACAACAAGGTTCTTCATTTGCCATTGGATTGTATGAATCATCAGTACAACTATTACATAATAATAGTATTAACCCAAGTAAACAAAATACTTTAAATGTATTAGTTATTAATTTTATATTCCACATTTCTTTTCTCCAAGTGTTTTTGATATAATTCATTTATATCAGATCTCCATTCTAATAATCGTAACCACTCACCAGTAGGTATTTGTTCCGATAACCACATTTGTAAATACATTTCTGGTGTTATTTCTTTACTCATTTTTACCCCCATAAAAGTGTTTGTTTAATGTTTCTAAATTTTCTTCAGCTTGTGATAATACATTTATCCATTTATCTACTTCAACTAAAATATCAGTATGTTCACCTATACCAACTGATTTATTAAGTAGTATATCTAAATGAGCCAATGCTTCTGACTTCTGTGCTTCGTATTTATCATTAGCTGCTTTTATTAATTTACTCATCTTTACCTCCATTAATTAACCAGGATGATGATTGTATTTTACCACCACCAATTCCCCATAACATTGTTACATCAAGTTTTCTACAAATGTCCATTTCAGGAGTATTACCTTTACCCCTATCACCACCATTTGCAAAATATATTTCATAATCATTTCTACCAGTTGGATTTTTATCTTCAAAGTCGTGATTAAACATTCCACCATTATATGTGGTTCGTACTTGACTAATCAATGAATTAGCAGTATCATCTCTGTCATCAAACTTTACAACTGAACTTATGTACTTTATACCTTCCAAGATTTCTTTTCTTTCATAGAACTCCATAAATGGTTTCCCTTTTTTTCTTGTTAACCATTCATCTGAATTTAATCCAACTATTACTTGGTGTCCTAAATTACTAGCTTCTCTGAACATTCTCATGTGTCCTTTGTGTATTGGATCAAACCCACCACTTAATATTATTACTGATTTCTTCCAATTTATTTTCATTATTTTCTTTTCCTATTCTCTTTTAATAAATATTCTGCCGTAGCAGAAATGTTAATCCATTTCGGTATTTTAATAAATGGAAGTACACCATGTATCATAAAATAAAATGATGTAAAAAATAATCTAAACCCAATATGAGTTGCAAACTTTAAATGTTCCCACCAAGTTTCATCCGCATTTTGTTTCGGATGTTTGGTAAATGGATTATGCGTTCTCCATTTCTTGAGTTTCTTTAATTGCTTCCAAATCAATTTCACAAGTGTCATTATTACAGAATTTATCAATCTCAGCTTCATTACCTTTTACCTGTCTAAATGATAAGAAACTTAATTTCTTTACCATTTCGTGATATTTTTTTTCAGATATTTCTTCATATGGCATTTGTTTATAAGCACCTAATTCTAATTTAGGTAAGAATGAGATACCTTTTAACTGATACTGAAAATAGTTAAGAGCTGTTGCTATCATAGGACCTTCTTTTTCAGGGTCAAATGTAACCGTACAACTTACTTGATTATCCGCCCAATACCTTTGCATAAATGCTGCTAATGCCATTTGTTCCCACATTGGAACTTCACTCACTGTTCTGATTCCTTCACCTACATCTACAGGTACTTCGATTACTACTGTTGAATCTTCACTACCAAATGCAGGTTCAATCTTATAACCAGCTTTTTCTAAAGGTTTGATTAATGGTGAGTTCACCGATAACCTAATTCTTCTGATATAGAACCTACTTTCTGGATAATGTAAACCTGGTGTAGAACCAGCCAACAATGAAACCGTACCACTTGGTTTTACTGATGTAGTTTTTATACTACGAGGTACTGCAAACCAATCTGAATAGTTTTTATCATACTCTTGTAGTTTATCATAACCTGATTCCAACCAAGTTCTCAATTCACCTTGTCCTCTGTGTGTAATGAATTGTGCAATACCACTTACACTACATCCGATTCTTCTGTTTCTTAACATCACACGATTAGTTTCAGGCCAATGTGTTTTTCCAAGTGTTACTGTTTTTGCATATAGATATGCGTATTTTAAAGTTGTTAAATAATCATCCAAATCTTTATGATTGTGTGGAAATGTTTCTACCAAACAACATAATTCATATGATTCTAATGATTGTTCCAAACAAGGATTACCACCTGCAACTCTATGGTCTTTATCATCACCACCATTCTTCATTCTTGAATAGTGTTTCATATTATCTAACCACGCAAGTCCTGGTTCTCCATTGTCTATAATTCTTTCTGCTATATCTGTATAGTCTTGTCCTAACTCAGCAAATACTGAATTATTAGATGTCCAACCATACATTTCTCTATGAGGATTTTTCTTATAATTTTTTAAATTAATATATTCTTCTGATTCAGGGTCACCAAATACTATTTCAGCAGTTCGTCTAACATTACCTGCTACAACACACTTACCAATCAAATTCATTATGTCTACGATTGTGGTTATTGATATTGGTGAACCTATGTTTTTATCTAAACATTCTGATACAGATTTGTGTACTTCTTCTAATGGTTTGTATCCACTCGATACACCACCAAAACCTTTTATTGGTGCACCCTCTGGTCTAATTTTAGAATAATCAAAATCAACACCTGTTATACCAAGAAAATATGAATCTAATAATCTTCTTACTGATTCTACCCATCCTTCTCTTGTATCTGGTATTACATATGTTTCTTTTTTTCTATCTTCTTTAGGACCTCTAACTACAAATTGTTCTGCACCTTTTGTATCAAATCCCACACCAACTCCAACCATTGAAGCATCCATTAAGAATGTAAATGGTTTTGATAAGTCTTCCTTCAAATTATCTGTTGATACAAATGCACAATTGTTAAGGGCGGCGTATAAACCTCGTTCTTCTGTGATTGGTGTTCCCATAGCCCATAGACCTCGGCCAGGTGGCAAAAACTTCATATTAAACATTCGGTCGTACATTTCTTGAGCTGACCTTTGAGCTTGCCACGCATTCCACCCTAAATGATGTGATTCTATCCATTTTTTCTGCATGTTGTAAGTACCTTCAACTACTCGTTGACAAGTTTCCCACCACATTTCGTTTTTACCATCATCTTTAATTCTTGAATAGGTTCTCATATAAACAAGTTCACCAAGTCCGTTAAAACCAAAAGGTGCTCGTTTTCTTTTATACCCATCTAAAAAGTTATCCGACAGTGAAAATCTCTTGTAATCCATTTCTATGTTTCTCCTAAATTAAAATTTATTAACAACCTTTTGGTTGGACTATAATAAATATTTCTTTTTTGCTTTTTTAGTTAAATAATATACATAAATGTTTTTAGGTTTTGTATTTACAAAATACATATCTTGTTTCGACTCCCAAAAACTATGTCCTTCTTTGTTATTCCATCTTCGTTTTAAATCTCTACCATAAGGTTTTTCTTTTTGATTCATGGAACGAGCGTGAAATTTTTTTCCATCCACCATTAAATTCCTACCACCACCACTTTGACCTATATGATGAAAATTAGTAGCTTTATAGATAACACCTTCGTGACCTTGTTCTAAATCAGCGTAAGATACTATAACTTCTATATCTGTATTTTGTCGTATCCATCTCAATGTTTTACCTATAAAATAACTTTCTGTATTTGTAGGTGTGTCATCTATACAACACAATCTTCTTAACTCCCAACACCTATCAGGATTATCAGGATTATATTTTGCAGCTGTTGATTTCATAGATGGTAGTGCGTATATCATAGCTCCTATCATTCTGTTATCATCAAATAATGCAAAACATTGTGTTTGTTGTACTCCATTTGTATCATGTGAATAATGCCATTTATGTACAAATGATTGAATAACTTTTCTATCGACAGGTTCTATTGTAAAATCAGATACTTTAATGATTTCTTCCCCCATCAAATACACATATAAATATTAATGGATCATTTGCTTTATAATTACTTGTATTCCACACTTTATGGAAAGCTCCATCTGGTATTAAAACTATACTACCTTCTTTAACTATATGTGTTTGTTCACCCACTACCATTTTACCATGTCCTTTTGTAAAAATATAAACTTCTTCTTGTCCACTGTGATTATGACCACTTGTATTTTTACCCTCATGTAATATAGTTTTTGAAACTATAAGATTGTTTAGATTTGTATTATCAATTACATCATATGTTTCATTTGAGTGTATTACTTTGCTATCTGTTTTGTCTAATTTAATTTTCATTATCTTCTTTGTTGTGCCAATATTTATTTGGTTCATAATCATCAACAATAGTAGTAGTTGTTGTCCAATAACCTTCAGGCACTTCTATATAAATCGGATATTGTATCACCATTATTCATTCTCCCAAGCTTCATTCACATTAGGTGTAGATTTATCATCACCCCTAAATGTTCCATCTGCTTTTCTAGCTCTTTTTCTTTTCTTTGGTTTTGGTCTTCTTTCTGTACCAAATACCATCTCCCAAATATCATCAACCAATTGATTGAATCTTTCTAAATCACTCATAATTTACCTCTATTATCTTTCCAAGTTTTAATTCGTATTCTTCACCAACCGAATAACCTTTATATTCAACTAACATTGTTGGTGCGTTTTTAGTGTAACCATTTCTAAACTTTATAACATCATATTCTTTGTGTTCTATTCTCCGTTTCCAATAATCGGTTTTATCTCTGTACTCAATAGTTTTAGTGCCGTTAGCTATTTCGTCAAAATATTTTCTGTATAAATTTAAATGTAATATTTTCATTTTAAAATGGTAAACATGTTTGTCCTGTTTCTTTTTCGACCCAAACTATATTTTTTTCTTTTTGTTTTTTTACTATTTCTTTAATTTTTTCTATATTATTTTTTACTTTTTTATCAACCACTTCCCATATTATTTTATCACCTATAGACATATTTTCTGTACCAGGTATAGCTGCTAAGTTTTCAGGTGAAGAAATTGTATCTAAATCACACATCTCTGCAAAACCCTTGGAAACAGAAACTTGGTGGTGAATATGTTTGTCTAATTCTTTTTCAATCTCTGTTAATTCATCTGAAGTCAAATCATCTTTATATTTATCTCTAGCTTCTATTACTTTTTTTATATCATCAGCTACTTGGTCATTATTTCCTAATGTTTTATCGGTTTTTTTTCTAGCCATATGCATATAACCATACTTAAATACCTGATAAAAAATCTCATCTGGCCATGTTTCAACCCAAAGTCTTAAATCCCCAACAAGTTCTTTATTCTCATAACGACTATCTATTTTAGACATTAATTTGGTTATTCTTTCTAATGGTGTTGATTGTGATGCAAAACCTTTTTGAATGCCTTTACCTTCTTGATTCAAATGTTGTTTAAATATTCCAAATCGTTTAGCGTGCTTTTTATAAGTATTAAATGTTACTCCTAACCATCTAGCTGCAGAAGCACCAGACTTTGTATGTTTTTGAGATTCTAATATTAAAGCTTTTGTTAAAACAAGTCTTACTCCAGGAATCCGTACTGGTTTTGTTATTTTTGAATCTGTCATAAAATTATTCATTCATTAAATCCTCATATCTATTGGATAACATTTTTTTCATTATGTTATCTCTATTATCAATTTTATTCTGTTGCTCTTGTCCACCAACTGATGAAGATTCATATATTTCCATCTTACCAGTATTTGTATTTACTTTAGCCGGATAAGTAATACCATCAGGACCAAATCTGTTTTTAATTACATGGAATCTACCTGTGTTACCAATCTTATCTTCCACTTTTCTACTCAATGACATTACAAAATCTGCTGTCATAATCTTTTGATACGATTCTGAAACCTTTTGTGCTTCAATCACATCTTCATCTAATGCTGAACGATTAGCTTGTGAAGCTGTCCAAACAGGTATTTGAAACTCACCGGCCAATCCTCTCAAGTCTTCATAAATGTTACCAAGTGCATGTCTTACTTCTCTAGCAGAACCTGTATCTTTTAATATATCAGCGTAATCCACAACTACCATATCAACTTGTGTTCCAAGTGTTGTTATTCTTTTTAAATGTGCAGATAAGGTATTCACACTAGCAGTTTTGGTTGGATAATACTTGATAACCAAATCACCTTTTAATTTATCCATTTCACCTTGAACATCTTCTTTATGATACTTTAAGTTTTGATTAGCAATACCTGTAAATATTGAATCATACCTCAAACCTACATATGATTCATTTAACTCTAATGAATAGTGAACTATATGTTTACCTTTTTTCATAGCATTTGCACCAATCGCAGCTAACACCCAAGTCTTACCAACACCAGCAGGTGCCACAATTACACCAAGTTCTCCACCACCCAATCCACCTTGAGTCAATTCATCTATTGTATCCCAACCAGTAGATACAGTTTCACGAGCTGTTTCTGAATATCTATCTTCTATATGTTCAATATATTCATGTCCAATGTTTCTTTCAGTACCAGCGTTTAAAGCGTCATCTACTAACCTTTTAATTATATCATAGTCACCTTTCGATTCCATTATTTCAACTGATTCTAATATTGCATTTTTTAGTGTTTGATTTTTAAAAAAGTCAAGTGCTTTATCTTGTACAAATTCTAAATCAGGTGATTCTAAATGATTAAATACTTCTTTTAAATTTTCAACAATAGCTACTTTCAATACATCGTTTTCTACTTCTTGTGTTTTTACTTTAAATACATCAAGTGTGATACACTTTCTGTATTCATCATAATATTTTTTACACTCCTTTACTAACCATTTCAAAGAATCACTATCGTAATGTTTTTCATCTAATATGTCATGAATCTGTTCAAGAAATGTCTGATTCTTCATCAAACTTGCGATTGATTTTACTTGAAATGTATGTCCAAACTCATTTAATTTATCCATTTAATCCTCTAAATCTATCTAATCTGGTAAATTCCATAATCCAAGAATCTAAATTAGGAATTGCAGATGTTAATTTATCCTTTAAAAACATCGTTTGAAATTTATACTTAATTAATTGTGGAACATCACCATTTACTGCTCCTTGTATTTTCATCTTCGTATGATTCGGTATATCCACATTATTTAATTGCATTAGTAAATAATTTCGTTTTATAATATTACTACTTTTTTTTATATTTTCCAACAGTTTTATTTTAGAATCTGTATTATTTACAAAATCTAATAAATCTTTTGCAGTAAAATCTTCATCTTCTGTAATAGATGGTATATACTTTATTAAAGATTTTAAACCAGCTCCTAGTACACCATTGATATTATCAGACTTATCACCGTCTAATATTCTATATGTCAACATATTTCTTGATGGTATTCCATACTCCTCTAATATTCTTTTTCTATCATACAGTTTCTTTTTTGTAGGACTCCATACTTTAACTCTGTCATCTACCAATTGTAAGAAGTCTTTATCCGTTGACATTAAGAATATATCACTATCTTTTAAAACTTGTTGTGATATATAAGCCATTGTATCGTCAGCTTCAATACCATCAATACAAACAAGTGTTAAAGGTAATTGTTCAAGATACTCAACCAATCTACCCATTTGTTGTCTCATAGAAGCTTGTTCATCTTGTGGAGCTGTACCCCAATCAACATTTCTATTTAATCTTCGTTTAACTTTTCTTGTGGATTTGTACTCTGGATATATTTTTTGTCTTCTCTTACTTCCATTTTTTCCATCAAAAACTACAATAACTCTTGATGGTTTTAAAATATCTGATGTATATCTTATAGATTTTAAGAAACCCATCATCCCACCAATATGTAATCCATCTTCATTAATAGCAGGATTAACTGCAAACGACCTGATAAATGTATTCAGGCCGTCTACAATCAATACTCTGTCGTTTAGATGTGTAACTGATTTTTTTTCATCATTTTTAGTTTTATCCAAGAAAGATATAAATTTTTCATTTAAGTCTTTTTTAGAGTTCATCCACTACCTCATCAGTTTCTTCCACATCATCGATACCAAGTTCTTTAGAATCATATTTAAGAATACAAGCTTCACAGATTTGTTGATAACAATACTCTCTTAATTCATCATTAGTATTCATTAGTTCTTCAAAATCTTTTGATTGAAATTTGTGTTCTTTAATTACTTCACCAGTTTCAGTATCAATTTGTGGTAATGTATACCAAGAACCACCAACTTTACATATTTTGTGTTCTTTCATTACCGTCAACCAACTATCGTAGTCAGCGATACCTGTATCAAAATACAATGGAAACTCTGCAGTTCTCATTGGAGGACCAAGTCGATTCTTAATCACTTGTCCTTTAATTTTAATACCAATAGTATTTTTACTACCATCTTTGATTTGTCCTGCGTTTTTGAATCTAACACGAGTTGATGAATGAAATGGAAGAGCCTTACCACCTGATGTAGTCCAAGGGTCTCCAAACATAACACCCAACTTTTGTCTCAACTGATTTGTAAAAACCAATGCGACTTTTTGTCGTGCTATCATTTGTGTTACTTTTCTCATAGCCTTTGATATGATGATTGCTTTGGCAGTTGCCCAACCATCTTTATCAAAATCAGCATCCATTTCTACTTTTGTAGAAGCAGCTGCTAATGAATCAACAAGAATTGTAACTAACTTATCTTTGTTTGATTCTCTGATTTTAGTAACAATTGTTTCAATAGTATCAAATATCTCTTCAACGGTTTCCAAGTGAACA